GCAGTAAGTAGAGCATTTAAGAAAAGTTTACAAGAAAGAGGAACTTATGAAAAATTCTTCGAAATGAAGAAGGTAGCAAATCAGAAAAGATCTATAAGAGCTTATATTAATAATTTAAAGAAACAAGAAGCAGCAACAGGAAAAAGCATGGCAAAACAAATTGCCATTTATGAAGCAGCTTACAACAAAATATCAAAATCAGGACAAAGAGCAGCTTTAACTATTGGTGCAGCTTTCGGAGTAATGGGAGCAGGAACTCAAGCAAGTGTCGCTCTTTTAGGAAGAACACTGACAGGAGTTTTTGCAGGAATAGCCACTAGAGCACTTGCAGTTTTGGCACCAGCATTTGCAACTTTAGGTGCTGTTATAAATGCCGCTTTTGGTATATTTATGGTGTTTTCTATTGCTACTATATTCTATGATATGATTCCTGCTGTAAAAGCTGCAAAAGAAGCTGCCGCAGATTTAAAAGAAGAATTTAAAAGTAGTAAAGTTGCTCTAAACGAGATGGGCATTATAATGGGAGCTTTTTCTACTGTTAAAATAGAAGCAGTGCGAGAAAAATTAGAAAAAGGAAAAGATGCTGCCGAAGAAATGACAAGTGCAATTGATTTTTTAAGTAAAGCCCTTAATAATTTAAATACGGATGATCCAGTAGAATCTTTAGTAGAGTCTGTAGAAGAGTCTTTAATTAAAGGCGGACTGGAAGAAAGAAAATGGTATAAACTGTGGTTAGGAAAAGGCCCTACAGAAGCAGCTGAAATGGCTGGAGATATGGCAGGAAATAAATTTCTTCAAAGTGCCGTAGCGGCAATAGCAACAAGCGAAGGACAAGCAGCAGTAGAACAAGCTTTAGCCGAGTTAGTAGGAGTAAAAGACACCGATATGGTTAGATATGGGTCTTCAGGTTTTGGAACAAAGGTTACTTCAACTGCTTCTGGAGCTGCAAAAATTCAGTCCTCCAGAGGTAGCACTGATGTTGCAGATAGAGCAAAAGTAGCAGCTGAAATTACAGGAAATAGAGTACAAACAATTCTCGCACTATTGAAAAGAGTAAATTCAGAAACAACTGATTCAGGAAGAAAGCAAGTCATGGAGGAAGCAGCGGAACAATTAAAGAAATTCGGTTTTACAGCAGACAAAGCTTTCACGCTTCTTAATGACGGTGTAGTTACGAGTGTTACAACAACATCATCATTAACTACTGCTATGGACACTGTAAATAAACCAGTAGAAAAGTTAAAAGATCAGGTTGACCAAATTGCAAATTTAGACGAGCCTTTAAAGAACTTAGTAGAAACTTTTAATCTAATGACACCAAAACCTAGTGAGTATAAAAAACTACAAAGTAATATTCAAGCTGTATTTAGAGAAATAGAAGGATATAAAGAATTTGACAAGGATGGAAAGCTTACAAAGGAAGTTAAAGGAATAAGTAAAGAATCTTTGCTCGTTATTCAAAATATGAAAAAATCAGGGAAAGATAATATAGAAGTCCAAGAAACAGTTTTAAATTTATTTGACTCCGTAGTGAATAAAATAATGAAAGCCACAGGCCACACAAAAGAGCAGGCAGAAGCTTTAATACTTAATAAAGAGACAATTATTAGTACAATTGCTGCAGTTGATCAAATGAGTCAACAAATGAAAGCTATGGCTAATTTAAATCAAGCACAACTTCTTTTGAATAATCAATTAAATGATAGACATTCAAAACGAAATGCTCTTACACTACAAAAAGAACTGTTAGAGGCTAATTTATTAAAAACTACAGGAGAACTAGTCGTAGAAAATACCGCATTAGAAGTAAAAGAAGGTAACTCACTGTATACTACACAACTAAAAAATCAAGAAATGGTAACGGGCAAAGAAATACTGCAAGCACAGTTAGAAGTTATTAATAATCAATTAGATAGAATGTATCAACTCAGAAAAGTACTTTTAGAGACTTTTGATCAATCAGCGGGTGGAGGATTAGAACAAATGATACTTGGAGAAAGCTCAGGCTCAGAAGTTGCAGCAAAAATCGCAGGAGACTTACAAAAAGCAACAGCAGGTTTATTAAGCGACCAACTTATGACCCCAGTTACAGGAGGGCTTAAGAAAATACTTGGACTAGGCGAAGATTCTATTAAATTAACTCCAGAAGCACAAGCAATTCAAAAAGTACATAATGAACATGTTGATGCATTGAAAAAAGCTTTATCTGCCCATGTACAAGGGTTAGGAGGAACAAGTTTATTTACTGATGATGCTCCTGGAATGAATAATTTATTAAATACTTCAGGCACTGGAGGAACAGGCGCAGCAGCAGACGCAGCAAAAGAGGCTATCACCTCAAAATTTTCTAATATGTTCTCATCATTTACTTCTGGATTTAGCAGTATATTCAGCAGTATATTCGGAGGACTGGGCGGACTTGGTAGTGGTCTAATGAGCATCTTCGGATTAGAAAGAGGCGGAGTAATAGGACTTGCAAAAGGTGGAATGATGCCAAGATATTCAGATGGCGGAGTTGCAACTCAACCAACATATCTTGTAGGAGAAGGAAAACAAAACGAAGCAGTCGTACCACTACCAGACAATAGAAGTATTCCTGTAAATCTAAAAGGCGGCGGTGGCGTAACAAACACAAATATAAATGTAAACATTGACTCATCAGGCACTTCTTCAGATATAACAAGCGATGAAGGTGGAGCATTGGGAGCAATGCTAGATGCAGCAGTTCAACAAACTCTTGAAAGAGAATTGAGACCTGGCGGAATATTAGGAGGATAAGATGGCATTAGGATTTGATGTAGGAGGCTCTCTTGGAGTAGTAAACCCAGACAGAGGTTACTCAAGAAGTAATGAACCGCAAGTATTTATATCAGAATTTGGTGACGGATATGAACAACGCGTTGCAAATGGAATAAACAATATAAAACAAAAATTACAAGTTGGTTTTGTTAATCGACCAAAAGATGAAATAGATGATATAGTTGCCTTTTTTGAAAGTAAGAAAGGAGCTACAGCATTTAACTTTACTATAGCAGATACAAATGGCGGTAGTAATGAAGATACAATAAAAGTAGTTTGTGAAAGTTGGGATCAAACTTGGAAATACGATGACTACTACGATTTAAAAGCAACATTTAGAAGGTTATACGAAGCATAATGTCAGAAAATTTAATTACAAAAGATTTACAAAAACTAGACCCAGGATCAGAACTTGTTCGTTTGTTTGAACTTGAATATGAAAAAAATTCTTTCATATACTTTATATCTGGACTAGATAGTGACTTAACAGAACTTCAAATGAGAGATTATTCAAATAATGCTCAGATAAATACTTATTTAGCACTTCCCTCTAAAATAGAAGGTTTTGAAATAAAAAGTGAAGGAGCAATTGCAAGACCAACAGTAACTTTAGCAAATGCAACAACTGTTTTATCAAATGCAATTGGCACTGTAGATTATCAAGATTTTATTGGATTGAAAATTATTGTTCGTACTACATTAAAAAAATATTTATATGGAGAAAGCGAAGATAGCTCCCCTCCGTCAGAATTTCCTCGTGGAATATTTTTAATGGATAGAGTTAAGTCACGAGATAAAACACAAGTAACTATAGAATGTGTTTCTCCTTTTGACTTAGGAGATACGAGAATACCTGCAAGAAATATTCTTCCAGATAGATGTCCATTTATTTATCAAGGTGCAAGTCCTGATAAAAATAAGTATGAAAAAGCACAAAGTGGATGTATTTGGCACACTGAAGGAAAGTATACCCCAACTTATAAAGGTACTTTAAACGGCACAGAATATACAGTATATGTAAATACAGATGATGAATATGTAGTGCCAAGTACTGTTAGTTTTACTGCGTATACTTCAGGAAGTGTAACAATTAACTCATATTACTCAACAACCAGTACTGCAACTCGCTATGCAGCAAATGGTACGTCTAGTTCTGTAACCGTTACAAACTATTGGCAGGCTACTGGTGGATTTGCGAGTCCTGGAACACCTTCGGACACAAATTCAGGATTTAAAAGAGTAAGAGTCTACTCATCATATTCTGATGGCACAGAGTACTTTACTTATAGTGATGATAGATATAATGATTATGTAACTTTTACAGATAATGTTGCTAGTTCTTCTACTTATAATAAAGTAATGTTGTGGAAAGCAAAAGCTCCAAGTGATGGAGAATCTCCTACAACAGGAAGTGATTTTTGGATGAGAGGAGATGGATGTAGTAAAAGACTTAATGGATGTAAAGCACGATTTGGTTTTGATCCTATTACACCAGGTACAGGGACTTCTACAGGAAAACCTAACTCAGACACAAGTGCAGTGCTACCCTTTGGCGGATATCCAGCAGCGAAGGCTTTCTCATGATGCAGGAAATTTTTAAACATGCTGAACAAGAAGCGCCAAGAGAGTGTTGTGGACTTGTTATACAGGAAGGTAATAATGAAAAATATATTCCTTTTGAAAATATTTCCGAAAATGAAAATCAGTTTGAAATGGACGCAAAAACTTTCGTTACATATCAACTCAAATCAAACATAAAATATGTTGTCCATAGTCACTATGACGAGGATTCTCAACCAAGTGAGCATGACAAACATAATTGTACGGCAATAGGTATACCATACTTAATAGTATCCTATCCCGGCAAAGAATATACTATTTTACAACCATGACAAGAACGATATATTTACAAGGTCGAATGGGCGAAATGTTCGGCAATGAATGGAGGCTAAACTGCAACACAGTGCAGGAAGCTATGCATGCTATTGACTGTCTAAAAGGTGGTATGAAAAAATATTTAATAGATTGTACTGCAAATGGCGTAGGGTTTACAGTTCAGAAAGGCGAGAGTTTTTTAGAAAACCAAACAGTCGGTATAGAATTAGGTAAAGATGATTTAATTATTACTCCAATACCAGCAGGTTCAAGAAGACAAAGTAAAAGTAAAAGTATTGGAAAAATTATTATAGGTCTTTTATTGATTTATATAGGCATGACAACAGGGGATGGAGAGACTTTATCAAAGGGAATGCAATTGATGGTATCAGTAGGTACTCAATTAGCTTTAAGTGGAATTGTAGAATTATTGCAAAAAGAACCAGATGAACCTGAAGATAATGAATCTACTTTGTTTAATGGCCCAATCAATAATACTAAATCAGGTATACCTGTTCCTCTTTGTTATGGAAAAATGGAAGTGGGTGGAGCAGTGGTAAACTTTGGCTTTACACAAACAAGATTAAAAGGATCAGTAGGGTATCAATTCGTAGGAAAAGGTACTGCAACTGGAGGCACAGGATATAATAGTGGAGGCAATAGTGGAGGCGGAGGTACTGGAGGAAATGACTCTAGTGACTACGACTTTGTACAGGAAGAATAATGGCAAAAACAGCACAAGGAACAACATCTTTAACACAACGTAGTACTAATGCACAAAGTGCAGTTATTTATGACGTATTATCAGAAGGCCCAATTGAAGGGTTAGTATCTGGTGTATCTAGTATACGACTAAATGATAATCCTGTAGCAAATACTTTAAATGAAGGAGTTATGGGGCCTCGAAAGTCTACAGATGCTAATTATAATGCAACCTCAGGAACTATAACAGATAATAGAAGTTCTAATATGTTTAGTGATGTATTTACTGCTCAAGGAACTAGATTTGTACAAATATTTGGGGGTAAAAAACAGACTGCTAACTCAATAAATGCAACTGCAGGAAATAATATAATTATTTCTACAAATACTTCAAATATGTCATTTGATTCTACAGACATAGTTACAGAAAGTAGAGGCAAACCTCAGCAGTATATTAGAATTGATGGTGCAGGAGAAAGTGGAGGACAATTAGTTGCAGGTATAACTCAGGTTATAAATACTACTGCAGTTAAAATTGATTTAACTCCAAGTACTACTGTAACAAATACAGGAGCTTACATTGACTTAGTAGATGACGTTGCTTCTTATAGTGCGAATACTTGTACTATTTCTCCTACAGGACAAGGAGTTACAACAGCAAATACTACTGTAATTTTAAGCTCTCCTGTACGAAATTATAATGACCAACCCACATATAACTATCAAAACTTTGGATTTGCTTTTAGAACTGGAGAAAGAGACCAGGCATTTTTACCCACTCCAGCAGGAATAGGAAGTGCTTCTGTAGCTCATAATGTGTCAGGAGGAGACTTAGGAACAACTTCAGGAACAGGGTACCCTTCTCCAAGTGCTTTAGGTCTGTCATACCCCAAAGAAGAATATACAGGAAGTCCTTTAATAGTTACTTCTTCCACTATGGGAATCGGTAACCCTGGTGAAATAGATAAATTAAGATGTACAATAAACTTTCCACAACTTATCTCTCAGAGAGATACAGGAGCTATAGGCCCGGGTTTTGCAGAATATAGAATTACTTTTGGCTATTCTAGAGATGGTGGCTCTAGTTACACAGATGTTGTAAAAGCAGGTAGAGAAACAATTAGTGGTCAGTATCATGGAAATGCTGCTCCAAAATCAGCTTCTTCAGGAATGGTTAGAAGAGAAACTGTTTCTCCATTTAATCATATTTTTGAATTTGATATTTCAAGACATCAACCATTTGATGCTTATAGAGTAAAATTTGAAAGAATAACAGCAGTTAATCAAAAAGAAAATGGATGGCAACAACAAAATAGTGGAACTATACAAAGTATAGAAAATATTATAACAGATAAATTAAGTTATCCATACTCTGCATTTGGAGCTGTTGTAGTAGATGCAGAAGACTTTCAACAAATTCCAAAAAGATCTTATTTAATTCGTGGACTAAAAGTTAAAGTTCCTACAAATTATTTTCCTGCAGATACAATAGATACAGATACAGGTTTAAGAAGAACAGTAGCATCATATAAAAGAAATGTTACTACAGGTGCAGAAGAAAGTTCAGTTCAAACTTGGGATGGTAATTTTAGAGGAGACCAAAAAGAGTTCCCTAATGCTGCAGACGTAAACCATGAAGCAGTATATTGTAATAACCCTGTATGGATATTTATGGATTTATTGACAAATACAAGATATGGAGTAGGTAAATACCTAAATGAAAATTTTGATTTTTCAATGATTGATAAATACAGTTTATTTCAATTAGCAAAATATTGTGATGAATTAGTACCAGATGGAAAAGGCGGAACAGAACCAAGATTTACTTGTAATTTATATATTACTAAAGATGATACAGCATTAAAAATACTACAAAACTTAGCAAGTATGTTGAGAGGAATGTTAATATGGCATAGTGGACAAGTTACTTTAGGATCAAATATACAAAAAGGTGCAATATACACTTTTACAAAAGCAAATGTAATAGACGGTACTTTTTCTTACGCAGGAACAGCAAATAGATTCAGAAACAACCAAATAGCAGTTAGTTGGAATAATCCAGAAAATGGATATAAACAAGAAGTAGAAGTTGTAGAAGACCACGATGAAATATCAAGAACAGGTAAAATACGAAGAAAAAATATTACTGCATATGGAACAACTTCGAGAGGTCAAGCAATAAGATTAGGAAAGTATCAACTACTAACAGAAAAATTAGAAAAAGAAACTATAAGTTTTTCAACAAGTTTAAACGCTTCAATGTTAAAACCAGGAGATATAATTGATGTACAAGATCCTGATATTCATGATGTGGTTGCAAGTGGTAGAGTAACAACTTCATCTGCATCAAATACTACATTTATCAAAACAGACAGAGACATCACATCTTTCTTAGATGGAACAAATATATTTAAACTACACTTAATATACCCTAGTGGAGGTTGTTATTTAGCTCAATCAAGTGCTACTATTAATTCTGTAGATTATGTTCAAGGAGAATTAATTCTTCAAAATGCAGATGCTGTAAATATTACTAGCCAAGTACTTGCATCAAATCTTGTAGATGATTCTGGAGATACTGTTTCAGCAATATGGTCAGATGATGTCCGAGTTGAAACACAAACAGTAGATTATGCAAATACAGATAGTACAGGAATTGCTGTAGATACTGGATTTACTTCAGCCCCAAATGGAGAAGTAATTTTTACAGTTAGTGGACAAAATGCAAGTGGTGCAGAAGTAACTGGTAGTTTAAAACAATATATAATATTAAGTATAAAAGAAGATACAAAAAATATGCAGTATGGTATTACTGCAGCAGACTATCATGTAGAAAAATTTGATGAAGTAGACAGAGGATTCGTAATACCTGAACTTCCAGATATAAAAAGACTACCACAAAGAGGCGACCAAGTACCTGCTCCAAGTGGAGTAACTATAAGTATAATAAAAGGAGATGGAGTCGGTGGGGATGGTTTAACATCAAGTGCTGATTCAGGAGAAACAAGTTATTCAATAGTAGTAAGTTGGACACATCCAACAACTCCACGAACAGACTCTGAGGGCAATACAATTAATGATGTATATGAACATCTAGCAGGTTATAATATTCAACATAATGTTATAACTGAAAATCAAGATTTAAGTGTTGGAGAGTTTGTAACAGAAGAACTTAGAACTACTACTAAAACAGAGTTTATTATAAGAAATGTTGTTCCAAGAGATGAGTATATTGTTCGTATACAAACAGTAAATACAAACGGATATACTTCAGGATACTTACAAAGAAAAGTAGACTTTACATCAGAGCACTCTAGCCCTTTCACTTCAAGCATAGTTGCTGGAGGATTAAGTGGAGGTATTCAGAAAGGTGGAATATTATCTACTGTCCCAAATATTAATTCAGCAAATGGTTTAGTAACTTTTGCAAATTCATCTTATGCTTTTACTCCACCAAATGGAGTAGAGTCTATTACCGTGGATAGTGGTAACACTAATTTTACTCAAGAATCTTTCTCAGCTTTAGCAAACGGAGAAACAGCTTATTTACTATTTGACTATGATGGTAGTTTATCTAGAGGAATAACAAGAGAAGATCCATTAAGACCTATTATATTAGCAAATGATACAACAGCAGCAGACCCTAGCACAGGTGCAGAATATAACTATATTTTCTTCAGTAGATTAGGACAAGCTAATAATGATTTAACAGCAGCAAACGGTACAATTACAACTACAGCAGGAGACCCTACTGTAACAGGAACAAGCACTACATTTACATCAGACTTTAGAGCAGGAGACATAGTAGCTTTAGATGATGCAGGTGCAGATAGATTTATGACTAAAGTAGGATATATCGAAAGCGATACTTCTATGACTTTACAATCAGCTATTCCACACGATTATAGTGGAGTAAATATCTACAGACAACAATTAAGAATAGATTTATCTAGAGATACAATTATTGGAGAAATTAAAAATACTGCAGGTACTTTTACATATACTGGTTTTACCAATAAAATGAAAGTTGATACCTCTGATGAAATTGGAGATAATACTATTACTTCAGTACAAATAACAGGAAATGCAGTAACAGGTGCAAGTATCGCAGCAAACAGTATTGGATCACTACAAATAACAGGAAATGCGATAACAAGTTCTGAAATAGCGGCAAACAGTATAGGTTCAGCAGCAATAGTAGCAGGATCTATAGGTAGTTCTGAAATAGCAGCAAACAGCATAGGCTCAGCAGCAATAGTAGCAGGCTCTATAGGTAGCTCTGAAATTGCGGCAAACAGCATAGGCTCAGTAGCTATTTCATCTAATGCTATTACAAGTTCCCAAATATCAGCAAACAGCATAGGCTCAGCAGCAATAGTAGCAGGATCTATAGGATTCAACGAAATAGCCGCAAATAGTATAGGCTCAGTAGCTATTGCAGCTAATGCTGTTACAAGTAGTGAAATAGCATCTAATTCAATTGGAACAATAGCAATTGCAGCTAATAGTATTACATCTGCACAATTAACAGCAAATGCAGTACAAGCTTTTACAGTTACAGCAAACTCTATTACAGCAGTAGAAATTGCTTCAGGTACTATTACAAATGCACTTCTATCTGCAAATTCCATTACTTCTATAGAAATTTCAGGAAACTCAATAACTAGTTCTGAAATAGCTGCAAACTCTGTAACTGGTACAATTATACTTGGAAATTCAGTAGGGTCAAGCGAAATAGCAGCAAACTCTGTTAATGGTATTATACTTTCTAGTGGAGCAGTAGACGCCGCAGCTAAGTTAGCAGATAACATTGTTATAAATAGTAAAATAGCAGGCAATGCTGTAGATACCGCGCAACTATTAACAGGAGCAGTAGAAACTTTACAAATAGCCGCGGATGCAATTACAAATGCAAAAATAGCACCTAATGCAGTAAATACTTCCGAAATTGTATCAAATGCAGTCACAGGAGACTTAATAGCAGCTAATGCAGTAAATACTTCAGAAATTGTATCAAATGCAATCACAGGAGACTTAATAGCAGCTAATGCTGTAGCTACTGCCCAAATAAAATCAAACTCTATAACTTCAGCAGCAATAGTCGCAGGCGCTATTGGAAGTTCAGAAATGGCAGCAAATAGTATTGGCACAGCAAATATTGTATCAGATGCAATTGATTCATCCCATATCTCTGCAAATAGTATTGGGTCAACAGCTATAGTAGCAGGAGCTATTGATTCATCTCATGTATCAGCGAACAGTATAACTTCAGCAGCTATAGTAGCAGGTTCTATTACAAGCTCAGAAATGGCAGCAAATAGCATTGGTACAGCAAACATTATAGCAGGAGCTATTGATTCATCTCATGTATCAGCGAACAGTATTGGAACAACTGCTATAGTAGCAGGAGCTATTGAT